GTTCCTTAAATGTTGAGAGGTGAGGACCGCCACCGGCTACCAGTGACGGCCCTCAAGACTCGTTGTTTAAATTAGAAGCTAGGAGCTACTAAGCCAGTTCCGCTTATCATGCTGACAGATGCTGGGTAGCGCCCACCAATGAAGCATGCATACTGGTATGCAACAAGCGTAACGGTTAGGTTTAAGCCTGCTGTTTGGTCCATTCTCACCATTGCTGGCTGTCCTGCATCCTCAAAGAGAAGCATATCGCCACGTCGTACAATGAAGATAACGTCTTCGTTGCCGCCTGAACCTGCACCAGTTGAGATTTTGCCTGATGTTACTACTGGCAAACCTGCGATGCTAGCGCCTGTGACACCGTAACCGGCTACTGGCCCCGTGCCTAGAGCGTTTTGTGGAACGTTCTGTGTAGGTACAACTAAAGGCCTTCCGCTGGAATCTGTCTCAGCTTGGAACCAGGCTAATCTACGTGGGTGCATTACGATTAGGTCAGCGCCTGCGAATCGGTTTGAGTTGATTTGCTGTATGCCGTCCACTACCTTGCTGTAGCATTCTGCTGCGGTTGGGGAACCGTCGGTGTAGGTCACACTGTTAATGCCACTAATGTTTGATAGTCCGAGCATGTTACCTGATGATCCTGAACCGTTAAGTACTTGATCTTCTAGGACTGTTGCTACTGCGCCCATCATGTCAGCGGCTATAAGTGAGTCAATGCCGGTCCCACGCTCAACTGCTTGCCTTGAAACTTGTTGCCCTGCGGCAATAGTTCTTACGTCTGCGGTTAGCAGGGTGTCGTCAATGTCAGTCTCTGAAACTGCGGCGTTTTCCGATGCTTGCATAGCTGCGCTAGAACCTGTGGTTACGCGACTGATATTGATAGTCATTCCTGCATCGGGTAGCGGTAGGCTTGTGCATTGATCGGCGAATGGTCGCCCTGCCCTGCTCAATTCAGCGGCTAATTGCGTTAGATACTGTGGAACGACTAAACCGGCGTAATTAGCGGTTGATCCGTCGCGGTGTTCTACGGCCATTTCTTGGCGGTGTCGTCGTATCCTGTCTGATGCGTCAATATCACCATTGAATTGGCTGTTGTAAAGGTCTTGAAAGAAAGACACGCTACGGTTTTCTTCAGCGTAGGTTAGTGGTTCATGTGTTACGACAACGTTTCCGACTGCTCGTACTTCGGTGTCATCTGTGTTAGATACTTCAGCCCTTAGCTTAGCTGCTTCCAGGTTAGCGACCTGAACGGCTCGCAACTCTGCAATTCGGGTGTCTAGTTCTTCTGCCCGTGTTGCTAATTCTTTAAGGTTTGTATCTTCTGTTTCGGTGAGGTCGCGTTCTTCATCTGCTGCGCGGGTTACTAACCCTGTTTGCGTTTCAGATATGGTCTGCCTTTCCTCTACCAGTTGGTCTAGTAGTTTCATTAGTTTATTTTCTCCAAATAAAAGTTAAAGTGATTAATTTCTTATTCGGGTGTCGATTAGGTGGTTTGATCTAACCGGCGTAATCAACGGCGCAAATATGTTAGCCGTAGTGTAATGCACGGCTGTGACGTTTTCAAGGATTAACTAAAAGGTGTCGCCATTTAGCTAGGCGTGGCACTATTTCTTCGTCGTCTGGGTCGTACGCTCTAGTGCTTAACACTCGTGCTTCGGAATATGCTGGCTGGGTTACTAAGCCTACGTGGTCTAGTTTCGCTTCTAAGCGTGTTATGTGCTGTCGGCCATCTACCTGGCTTGTACGATTTCTGACGGGGATGAAGCCTACTGAGAGGCCTGTGACCATGCCCTCGCTAGCTAGCGTTCGTGCTTCTTCACCGCGTGCCGTTCCTGCTAGGCGAAAATCGGCTATTAACCCTTCAGCGGTCTTATCCCATTTAACGGCCATGCCTATGGGGTGGCGTTGCGTGTCGTGTTGCTCTAGTAACGGGATACGGTTACCGCGTTCTTTAATGCTTTTATCAAAAACGTTGCTAGATAGGGTTTCAATGAACCGGCCTGCATCAAAACGCGCCTGAAACGGTGCTACCAGTCCAACAATATGGTGTCCGTCGTTGTCTGTGCGTGTTTCCAGGTCACTAAATTCAATAGTACGGGTTTCTAGTTCGCTCATTCTGTCACCTCTACAACTGTGTTTGTTTCTGGTAGGTCTTCTATGCGCCGTACTTCGTCAAGTGTTAGCCATCCAGCCTCTACCCCGATTTTGTGAGCTTCAAAGCGTTCACGCCTGTCGGCCCGTTGGTAGTCGTCGGTATCGAATAAGGCGACCTGACCGCGTGGTAGCAGCGTCGTGAATGATTGTTCTATGCGTGACATGTAACCGCGTAGCGTGTACGTGACGAAAGCCCTGTTATCCTGCTGCACATTTGAATAGGTTTTGCTGTTGCCGTCGGTGCTTACCCCTATCAGGTGTGGTGGAACCCCAAAAATGGTGCAAACTTGCTCGGCACTGTACCGGCGTGATTCTAGTAGTTGTAGATCATCAGGGGAGAAGCTCAGCGCCTGATACGATAACCCACCGCTCAAAACCGCTGGGCTTTTCTGCCGTCCCCCGTGAGCCTTCATAAAGGCGTTCTTTAATTCTTTCGCTTCGTCCTGCGATAATTCGCTAGGGCTGTTAATCACACCGCTAGGTATTGACCCATTAACGTGCATTTCGCTGGCTGATTCGTCACCGGCTAACGCTAACGCCAGTGACCGGCGTTGCAACTGTAACGGCCCAGCGCCCATGATACTACCTGCGGATACAACACCGCCACGAACGTGAAGTATCTCTGATGGGTCGTATGTGTTCCCGTTCACCCTATAAATGATGGACCCATCATTGAGCATCTGGACCGTTACGCTGTCAGGGGATAACAGAATTGCGGTTTGGTAAAAACTGAAGCGATCAGGGTTACCTAGTAGAAAATAACAATTTCCCGTCATGGCTAGCGACCCTACAGCAGCGCCCAACGTTTCCATGCGTGTCTGGTTTGGGTCTGGCTGTCGTAGAATCGCCGGTGTGGGGTCTAAGCGTTGATCGTCACGGTAAGCGCCAAAAGGTAGGGAACCTATGCTATCACTTATCAGTTGAACGCAACGATACGCGGTAGGTACGCTAAGCGTTGTGCCTTCAGTGACGTTAATGCCACCGGTTAAACTTTGGGGTGGAAGATACCTATCGGGTAGCGTGATATTAGTACTTCGGTTTTGTCGCCCCAGTAGGCTGTTAATGATCATTTGCTATTTTCCAAAGCTGCCCCAATCAGAAGCATCGCCACGCTGCACGCTGTTAAACATGCAGCAAGGTTGAAGAATAAATAAACGGCGTAGCAGATTCCTGCGATGCCTATAAGTTCCAGCGCTAGCGCCAGGTATTTGGTTTTTATCATACTATAAAATGTCCTATGGTTAGTGTATTGCTACTTTCGGTGTCGGGTTCGCCAAATTATTAATTAACGCATACCTGGCAATGGTTACGGCTACTAAGGGTGTTATGTCTACGTCGCCGGTGGTTTTGCGTGACCATGCCCACTGTTCGCCTAGTTTGCGACGTGTCGCCCCTTCGATAGCGTTCTGTAATCTAGCATCGCCTAAATGGCTAATAGTTTTCTCTTGTACTGCGTCGTAGAACGAACCACACGCTTGGCCGTACTGTCTCATACTAATGGGTATGACGTGTACGCCTTCTGCTTCAAGCTCACCAATTAAAGAACTAGCTGCTGCGCCTGAGTCAATAACGAACGGCATCCCCCATTTGGCGTGTAGTTCTAATATGCGTTCTTTAAGCCATCCGATGCGGTTCTGTGATTCAACTACCTCTAGGCATTGAAAAGCCCCGTTTAAACCAGCACTCGCGATACTGGCGTGATCTCTATTAGGTGACACGTCCACACCGAAAACGAAATATGATCCCATTTGCACGTTATCTCTTTGTAATGCGGCCCATTGCGCTGGTTCGATAACGGTTTGGGATTTGAGAGTGTGCCAAATGTTCAGCCATTCTGACATGAAGATACTGGGTTCTGTTGTTTGGACTGCTTCCCGTACTGCTTCTATTGTTACGCCGTGTTCTTCTCCCAATGTGGGTATCGCCTCGTACCAGACGTTTTCGTCGTGTATGTCGCATTCTTCGGCTGCTGCCCATTCAAGCCAACACAGTGAAGGGTTACCGGCATGCCCTAGTTTGCGATAGTGCGATAGCATCGTACTGTATGGGCCGCCTGCGTTGCTAGTAACCCAGAGTTGAGCGCTTTTGCGTGTCGCCATAGTTGGCTGTAACGCTGCCACGATACGCAAATCATGGGCTAGCGCTTCGTCTACTATTGCCAGGTCTACGGTTAATCCTCTAGCGCCCTGAGCGTTCGGGGTGACTATCCGGTAGCTACTGCCGTTATTCATATAGAGGGCTTCTTGCCCGTTCGCCCGAACATACTTTTTGATTCGTTTCTTAAACGGTGTGTTCATTAATAGTTCTACGTGTTCGTCAAATTTGTGGCGTGCTGCGTTTCTGTCCTGAGCTGTGAAGATTGTAACCGTGTTGGGTTTTAAGAGTTCTAACGCTGCCCTCATCGCTGCCAAAGCTGTTTTACCATTCTGCCTGCCTACGGTTACGCCAACGGTTCGGTAGTGATAGTCGCCTGCTGCGTTTAGTTCTAGCGATACGTCGGCAACTTGCTGCTGCCACTCAAATAACTCAAAGCCTAACTGTTCGGCTACTCTCGCTAATTGCGGTCCGTGCGTTAGCCGGTCTGGGTTGCGTTCAGTCGCCCACCGTGCCGGTTTCATCATCCCCCTTCAAACTATTGTCATAACTAGGATGATTCATAAATGAGTAGCACCAATCGCACAACGCCCACCTAGTCGCTACATTGTCGCAACACTCACACAAAAAAGACATTACCGCGTTAACTCCCTAGATAAGTCCTCCCACACATCATGATCTGATTCAATGCCTAAACGGTCCAAACATTTAAACAACTGGACTGAAATACCAGTAATGAGTTTCGGGTCGTACACGCCTTTTTCTACATTGTCCCACGCGTCTGCTATACCCCGTAACGTCGTGCATAGGCTAGCGTTCGCCTGCGGTACAGTCGCTAATACGATTTCTGCGGCTTCTCTATGCCTGCCATGTGATTGTTCTACCATTCCCTAGACCTCTTATGCTTCCTACGCCTGTCATTCGTGATATTAGCACCCATACGGCTATTACAGGATTTACAACACGGCACCAGGTCACCATCCCATAAATCTGGGGAAGGCGCTGAACTAAGCGGCGGCACATGGTCAGCGGTGTCAGCCAC